GGCGTCCTGCAGGTCGGCGAGGGGGGTGGCCTCGTCGGCGGCGAGCGCCTGGATGCCGGCGAGCACCGAGTCGAGCGCGTCGGACGGCAGGTCGGCGAGCGCCTGACGGAACTCGGACCGCTCGTCGTCGGACAGCGGGTTGTCGGCGTCCCCGAGGCGCTGGGCGAGAGCGATCGTCGCCTCGTCGGCGCCGGCCTCGGTGAGCAGGCGGATCAGCTCGTCCACGGTGGTTCTCTCCGGGTTCTCGTCGCGTGTCGGCGGGCGAGCGCTCGGGGACTGGGTCCGCACCGAGGCACCGGGGCCGGGACGACTGGGTCGACCCTTGCCGGGCTCGTCGATCAGGATGAGCCGGCTGTTCGCGGCGGGTCCGGATGCAGCAGGATCAGGTCGACGTATCCGGCCGGGACGCTCCGGCGTCTGATCAGGGTGGTGAGGACGACGGGGTGGAAGCAGCGCGTGGTCGGAGCGGTCGTCGCAGCGGTCGTCGTCGTCGGCTGCTCAGGCAGCGGCTCGGAAGTGTCCCGGGACCGGTGCATGGCCTACTTCGAGGACCGGGTCGGGCATGACGTGGCCGACGACGGGTTCTGGGAGACGTTGCAGGACTGCGCCCGGGAGGGGCTTCTCCCGGAGGGGCAGAACGACCCGGGGTTCTACGAGTAGGTGCGGCGCCGGTTCTGGTGGTGGCTGGCGAGCCGGGACAAGGACGTCTGGTACGCCGCCCGTCTGCTCACCGAGGCCGGGCGGCGGGTGACGGGGTGGGCTGAGCGGCGGGCTAGGCGGCTGCCGGCATCGCACGCAGAGCACGGATCGCGGCGGGGTCGCCCTGAGCGCGTTCGTAGGCGCGGCACCGGTCCCGGTTGCGAGTGAAGGTGGGGTCGTCGGGTCGACGGTTGGTGGGGTGCCACAGGTGGACGAGGTCGCCGGCCACCCGGCTGTCGGGGGCGACGAGGGTGCGGAGCGCGCAGACGAAGGCGACATCCTCAAAGCCCCATCCGCGGAACGTGGGGTCCATCCCGCCGACCCGGTCGAACGCCGACCGGTGGAGGACGAGCACCCCGCCGAGGGAGCCGGTGGAGCGGGCCATCGGCTGGTCGAGGTCGCCGTCGCGGGTCGCCGGCCAGACCGGGGCGCCGTCGACCAGCTGTTCGGTGGCACGCCGGTTGAGGGGCATGTACCGGACGTAGGGGAGCACCCACCCCTGCCTGTGCGCCGCCTGGGTGATCGCGACGGTCGCCTGGTTGTAGTCGATCGTCAGGTCGGAGTCGGCGATGATCCGCACGTCGCCGGTGGCCTTCTCGGCGGCGGCGTTCACCGAGGCGGCACGGGAGAAGGGTCGGCCGCCGTCGTCGCCGAGGATCACCTCCATCCGGTAGCTGTTCGCGAGGAGCCGCTGCCAGCGGCGCCAGCACCACACCCACAGCCGCTCCCGCCACTCGGACTCGGGCCGGTACGGGACGAGCACCGACACCGTCGGCTGGATCATCCGACCGCCGCCGCTACAAGGTCGAGCAGCGCGGCCGCCGCACCATCTGGGGTATCAGCGACCGCGGACCGTTCGCCGCAGGATGCGCGCCACTGGAGCACACCGTCGGTCTCGGAGACGGTGAACGACACGGCGTTGCCGTCGCAGAGGGCTTCCACCGCGCGGACCATCGTCAGGAGGTTCCCGCCGGGCATCGCCGTCACCGACCCGGTGAAGGGAGCGAGGGAACCATCCACGAGTCGGCGGTGCTCACGACAGCGCGTCCTCTAGGACCGAACGGTTCCTGTCGGCGCACTCGCTGTGCCAGACGTAGCCGCCGCTCTCCACATGCTCGCCGCGGTCGCTCCACACGTCGTCGCCGCACCACTCGCAGATGCCGACATGCAGACCAGCGGCTATGGCCGCGGCGCGGGTCATGTCGTCGCTGCTCACGACACGGCCACCACGACGAGAATCGCACCCACCGCTGCGACGAGGATCACGGCGTCGGCGTCCTCCGCTGGCCATTCCACGTCCGGCGGAGGGCCGAGGAACATGTACCGAGCCGCCGAACCGGGCCGCACGCGATGCAGCACGCACTCGACCAGCCACGCCCACACCGGCTTCTCCCCGACAGCCCCGTAGCGGCGGCCCACCCACCTGCAGAACCGCTCTGCGCTACCCACGGCGCAGCCGCTTCGCGACGGCCGACGGCTCCCGGCGGACCGGGGCGACCTGGGACCGGGCGTAGGCGAGAGCTTCCGGCTCGAGATGGCGGGTGCGTCGCTCGAGCGTGGCGAGCCGGGCCGACAGGTTCTGCTCCATCCCGTGCATCGCGTCGACCAGCATCATCACCGAGGAGCCGTCCAGCTCCAGCGTCGCCCGCAGGTCGGCCCGCTGCCGCTTCTCGCATTCGGCGCAGCGGCGCACCATGCCGGCGGCGACGAGCGCGACCGTCTCCCCGGCGTCGGTCGTCGCCGCCATCCGCACCGACGCGGGCATCGGCAGGCCGGAGGCGGTGATCGTCTCCCGGCGGATCGGGAAGCCGCCGACGTTGACGGCGAGCAGGCCGACCAGCTCGCCGCCCCGCCAGTCTCCCGACAAGCAGAGCCCGCGGAGCACCCGCACCTGCGCCGCGGTCACGTCGGGCAGAAGCACGCCGGCCACCCAGGGTCCGTGGCGGCCGTTCGACACTCGGACATCGGCCCAGCCGAGGCCGGCGTGGGCGTAGTGGTCGCGCGCTTCGGACGGGCTGACGCCACGGGCGGTGGACGCGTGGTCGCAGCCGACCACCAGACGGCCGGTGTTTACCTCGGTCCCGTCGGCGCAGCGGGTCAGCCCCGTGTGGAACGACGCGTACGACTCGGGGCGGGGCGGGGACACGCAGGCGCCGGGGAAGCCGACATGGCAGGCGCCCCAGCAGGCGGCGTGGCCGTACACCCGGCCGTCGTCGGTGATGGTCAGCGGCACCGCCTGCCGGCCCTGGCCCTGGTCGACGTAGCGGTCGTCGCCGTCGTCCGGCTCCGTCATGTCGAACCAGGCTCGTGCCGGCAACGGCGGTGCGGCCGACCCGGCGGCCACCCGCGCCTCGTCGTCACCCGCCGTCTCGCCGCCCTCCAACGTGACGTAGGCGCGGGCGAAGGCGGGCATCGGCTCGACCGTCATGCCGATGATCTCGTAGGCGAGGAACCGCCAGCGGGTGCACCACTCGACCCCGTCCTCGTCCTCCTCCGTCTCCGCGCATTCGACTTCGACGGCGCCGGGGTCGACGGACACGCCGAACCGGCCAGCCCCGGCGATGATCGACCTCGCCTCCCGGCCGGCGTCGATCGCGAACCAGCGGCCCCTGCCCTGCGGCGCCGCCCGCTCTCCCAGCCCCGTCACCTCGGTGAAGAACCCGGCGAGGCGGGCCTCCCAGTGTGCCGGCAGGTTCTGGGTCTGGACGAACACCGGCATGGTGCTCACCGCCGGGTCGCGGGCCGTCCACGTGCAGTCGGTGAAGTCGCGGCCGTCGCCGGTGTCCTCCGAGAAGGCGAGCTCGGAGTACCACACGTCGGGCAGAAGTTCCGACTCGTTGACCCCGGCGGCGGCGGTGACGGTGTCGCCTAGCGCGGAGGCGACGAGGGCGACCGCCTGCTGCCGGGTGGGCACTTCGGTGGTGGTCCCGTCGCGGGTGTCGACCACCTGGACCGGGCCGTCGGCGCGCTGCTGGCGGATGGTGAACATCAGGCGGCCTCCTCCCCGGCGTGCCGGGTGTCGGGAAGCTGGTCGGCGGTGGGAGCTTCCACCAGGGTGGGGACCAGCGAACAGGTGCAGCCGGCGTGGTCGCCCGGCATGTAGTACGCGAGCCGCAGCCAGTCGCCCTCCGCACCCACACGCAGGACAGGGGCGGTGAAGTCGGCGAACTCGGTGCCGTCGAGATCGACATGCGGTTGGAACGGGCGGACTGCGCCGCCGTGCGTCCACGCCCACCCGCCGACCACGACGCCGGCTTCGGCGAGCACATCCGTGGTGGTCGGCCCGGTGGCGACCCCGAGCACCGGTGCCCCGTCGCCAGTGACCACGCCTCCCGCCGGGGTGTCAGCCAGATCGGTGTGGCCGCCCGCCGCGGCGAGCGCTCGCCGGACGACGCCGGCTTGGACGGCCATCGACGGGTCGTGCTCCCCGTTCGGGGGTTCGTCGTCGGCGGGGTCGAACAGCCGCCGCGACGCCAACGCGAGGAGGGCGGCGAGGAGGAGGCCCCAGCCGCGCTCCCGGTCGGTGTCGTGTCGGGCAGCCCACGCCTCGTCGTCGGCGTCCACGAACGGCGACACCGCCTGCCTCGCTCGCCGCTGAACTGCCGACACCCACGTGTCGTACTTGTCGGCCAGCCCGTCGAACACGCCATCCAGCGGGTCGCCGGCTTCGGCTACGACCGGATGGTCCCGTCCGAGCGCCCGGCCCACGTCCTCGGGGCGGACGTTGCGGAGCTGGGCGCGCAGGGCGGTGTCGCCGTTCGCCTTCGACCGCAGCCTCGCCCCCGCGACGCGGAGGGCGTTGGTGAGGGCTGCGTCGCAGGCGACGTGCAGCCGGTCGAACAACGACCGGTCCATGTCGGCCAGCCGGCGGGACAAGCTGCTCAGGTCGCGGGTGCGTGCGGCGACCAGCGCGGGCATCATCCGAGACGACGCTGCGATCACCCGGGACTGCTCCCCGCCGGGCAGCGGATTCTCGGCGCTCACGCCGCCGTCCGTGCCGGTGCTGCGGGTCGCGATGGCGAAGCGGGCGGCGATCTCCTCGTCGGTGGGGGCGTCGTCGTCGGACGCGCCGATCGCCCGCCGCACCGCCTCGACACCGACAGCGGGGACGGGAAGCTTGTTGGCGTCCATGAAGTCCTTCGCCCGGTTCGGGTGCGACACGATCGCCGACGGGTCGTCCCACACCACCAGCCGGTCCGCCACGTCCGCCGCGAACCCAGCCTCCAGCGCGGCGGGCCGGAGCCACGCGGAGGTCAGCGCCTCGGTTTGGAGGCGGACGCCGGGCTGCAAGTGGAACTGGTAGTCGGTTTCCGGGACCTGCCAGGCGGTCCAATGGTTCAGGTCGGCGAGGCCCTGCACGATCTCCGGGGGGAAGTCGCAGCCCTGGATGATGCCGGCGACCAGCCCCTTCATCCGCTCCTGCGTCTCCTTGTCGATCGGCCGGTCGAAGGTGACGTGCTTCGGTTCGCCCTCGTCCTTGCCGCCGCCGCCGATCAGCACGATCGGCAGGGCGCCGACCGCGGAGCCGGGGTCGCCGATCGGGGTGACCATCGCGTCGATGAACTCTTCGACCGCCTCGTCGAGCGTGCCCTTCGACTGGTCGGCCTTCGGCAGCCGCCAGGAGCCGGGGATCAGCAGGACGCCGTTCGCGGCCATCCTCGAGCGGGCCTTCCCCCGGTTGCCTGCGGCGAGCCACAGGAGTTCGTCGCAGTCGTCGAGCGTCCCCCACCAGACGGCGTCGGCGGCACGATGGTGGCGAGGATGGCGGCGCCACACGCGGATGAACACGTCGTCGGCGGTGACCGGGATGCGCTCGGTGCCGGCAAGGACGACCGGGCCCTCCGAGCGCCACTGCACCTCGTCGACCGACAGGACCTCCCAGGTGGCGGCCGGGTCGCCTTCGGCGGCGGCGCGGCCCCACCAGTAGCATTCGGCGGCCACGGTGAGGTTCAGGTCCGACACTCGTTGGAGTTCGCTCTGCCCGCCGTCCTTCGCTTTCCAGTCGGCGAGGACGTCGGCGGCGAACCCGACGAGGTCGGCGGGCGGCTTGTCGGCCTGGTCGATGTCGTCGGAGTCGAGCGCGTCCTGCAGTGGGATCGGCGGGGCGTCCGGGTCGACGGTCCAGGCGGGGAACAGGCGGACCATGCCGACGGCCGACGCGCGACGGTTGTACGCGTACTTGAGGAAGCCGACCTTGTCGTAGACGTTCCACGCTCTGGTTTGGACGGGGGTCGGCCGGCGGCGGGAGCGGCGGGCGGTGCCGTCGCCGAGGTCGAGTTTCGCTGCGGACGCGACGATCGTGCCCGGCTGGCGGAGGCTGCGGAACCGGTCGAGGATCGCCATGTCAGGCGGCCCGCTCGACGCTGATGTTGCGGTAGTCGACCATGTCGCCGGACCGGAAGTAGGCCGTCCGGCAGTAGTTGGCCCACGCCTCTGCCCCTCGCCGTGTCCAGCAGCGACGCAGGACTATGCGGCTCACCTCGTCCCAGCATCGCTGGCCGTTGTGCTCGCGTACCCCCGGTGGCGTCGGTGGCCGGTCGCATACCAGCACGGTCCGGCGCAGGACGACCTCCCACGCCATGTCAGCCGGCCTCGGGTCTGGCGATGTGGCCGTCGGCGCCGACCTGGCCATCGGCGAACCCGCCGGAGGCGTGCGCCCACCTGCTGATTCCGCCGTCGGAGCGGGTCAGCGGCTCCCCGCAGCCAGCGCAACGTCGGCTGGTGACCACCGGGACTGGCTGGTCGACCAGCGGAGGGCACCCACGCTTGTACCGGGTATACAGGCCATGTGGCACGCCGGGTCGGCCGGCGACGCCGATCCTCGCCCGCTCCCGCTCGCTCATGCCGCCCCACACGCCATGCTGCTCGTTGTGTGCCACGGCGAAGTCGCCGCACTGTCGGCGGACCGTGCACTCCGCGCACACCCGCTTGGCGACGATCACGCTCGCATCGTCGGACGGGAACATGTCCACGGTCCGGCCCTTGCATGCCGCCTGCGCCATCCACGCCGTCTCGGCGCGAACGCTCGCCGCGATCACCGCTGCTCCCACGCGGCGACCAGCCCCGCCACCGCGGACGCCGCCAGCACCGCCGCACCCGACCGCCACACCGCCACCGGCAGCACCCACCACGACCCGACCGCCAGCCCAGCGACCCACATCGACGCGCACCACGGGCAGGTGATCAGGTCGCCGACCTTCACCCGCAGCGTCGCCGCCCGGCCGTCACGTTCGGACCAGGCGACGACCCGGTCGCGGGTGCCCTCCCAGATCGTGTCCTCGGTGACCAGGCGGGTCGCCCGGTACACGGCGAGCGCGCCGAGGAGAGCGTCGAGCCAGGTCACGTCCGGTCCCGGAGGATCAGCGCCACACGGGCGGCGACCACGACGAGGCCAGCGGCGGCTAGAGCGGCGGCGACGGGGATGATGGCCCGCAGCCCACAGCGTTCGGTCACCGGACCAGCAGGACGAGCGTGTTGGCGGCCAGCAGCAGGACGATCACCAGCCACACGCCGACGACCGACCGGCTGGGGCGCTCGTCGGCGCGCCGGATGCGGACCCGCTCAGCCGGCATCGTCGGGCCGACGAATCGGGGGTGCCCACTTCCCCGCGAACCGGCCGATCATCGTCGCCCGATCTGCGGCGCCTCATCCGTCTCTTGCAGAACCGTCAGCGTGCGACGGACTTCTTGCAGCCGAGCTGCGACTTCGGTGGCGAGGGGCGAGTACATGACCCGCTCGGCCAGGTGCAGGGCGGCGTTCGACTCGCTCTGTCGGGACAGGTGCCGGTCCACCTGCGAGAGCGTCGCTTCGAGCTTCTGCAACTCGCGGATCAGGTCGTTCCCGTGCATCGTCACGTCCGCACCGCCTCGGGCGGGGTGAACCGCTGCACCGCCTTGTCCACCTGGCAGCCGCACGACACCCGAAGCCGGGTCGCCGCCCACACCCCGTCGTCCGTCACCACACTCAGCTGGTTGCCCTGCTGCGTCCACGACGCCCCCGGCAGGTCACGGACCAGCACCACACCGGGCGCCACCGACGGCAGCCCCGGATGGCGGCTCGCCTTCCCGAAGAAGCGGACACCGCCGTCGTCGGTGACAACACGGACCCGGTCGAGACGGGAGCCGTCCGGGGCGACCACCCTGCACGGGTAGAGGTCGGGCATCCGACAAGAGATCCCACGGCCGGCTGCCGGACGGACGGATGCAGAAGGTCAGACGGCGTGCTCCGGGATACGCCGCTGCGCCACCCGCTTCGCCGCCAGCACCCTCGGCCGGGAATCGTCGTCCCAGAAGGCCTGCACCACGGCATCGCCGTCGTCTGTCGACCTGCCGAGCCGCTTGCGGATGTCGTCCTTTCCCTCCACTTGGAGGCGGCCACCCGCCATCACCCGCCACTTCGGCGCCGTCAGATCCCCCGTCAGCAGATCATCCGGCGGGAGCGCCACCTCTTCCCCGCCGTCGGGGTCGAGCAGCTCCCGCAGATTCCACCAAGCCGCCGACCGCTTGTTCGTGAACCCCAACTCCCCGGAGCGGTCCCGCTTCGTCGTCCCCTCCGACGCGTTGAACGGGACGGCCCGGTCGCCCACCTCGTCTACGAGCTCGTCGTACACGCCAGCGCCGACGCCGATCACGTCGACCACAGCGACCGCCTGGACATGCACGTCCAAGACCCCCTTCACCACACCCGACGTAGCCGTCGTTCCCTGCCGGCCGTACCGGCGCAGCTCCGACACCAGCGGCCCGTGACGGAAGCTCAGCACCGTCCGGTCCGACCCCGAGCGAGCCACGTCCACGCCGACATGAGTGAGCGGCGACGCCGGCCGGCCGGCGTCATGCCAGCGCCGCCACCGTTCGTTCGCTAGTTCGACCCACGCCAACGGGATCACCCCGTCCTCGTCGCTTGAAGCGAACTCCCCTTCCACCCGGTTCTGGTAGACCGCCGAGTCCCTCCCCCACTGGCGGGCCCGCTGCTCCGCCCACCTGGCCGACATCCGCCCCGCCGCCACCACTTCCGCCTTCGTCACATGCCGCACCCACCAGTCCTCGAGACCCGGTTGCCGCTTGTGGATTTCGTGGAACCGGCCGTTCGGCTCACCTGGAGTCGACGACGCCAAGGCGTACGCCTCGTGAGCGGTGTCCGACCCGGCGCCGGAGAACGCCCCCTCCGCGGCGTCGAAGGTCGCCGCTGGAATCGCCTTCGCCTCATCGAAGATGTACAGGAGGGCGTCGGCGTGGGCGCCCTCGATGCGGGCCGGGTCATTGCTCGCGACCGCGAACGCCTCGCCATGGCGGAGCTTGAGGTGCAGGTCCAACAGTTCGGTACGTGGTGAGAACGGCGGCCTGCCCAGTCGGTCCCAGCGCAGACGACGCGCCCACTTGTGCACCTCGGGCCACAGGTACTGCTGCAACTGCCGCCAGGCGCTCGCCGTGGTGGGCACCTTCCAATCGACCCCGGCTGCATCGCGAGTCGTTGAGAACCAGAGCAGGCCTATGGCGTTCCCGGTCGTCTTCCCCAGCCCATGTGGTCCCCGAACAGCCGCTCGGCCATGATCCACGAGGGCTGACAGGACCTCCTCCTGGTAGCAGGTGAGACGCTGACCCTCAGGCCAGTCGATCATGTCCCTCGCCCAGGCCGCCGGCCGGTAGTAGTACCGCTCCAGCCGCAGGCCTGCCGCGAGCTTGTGCTGCTGCTCAGCGTTCGCCAGCGTCAGCCGACGTTCGAGTTCCGCCCGGCTTCCGATCCGGTCGACGAGCGTCAAGCGCCCCTCCGGCGCTCCCTCCACGCCTCCAACTCGTCCCACGCCTCCAGCGCCTCACGGCGGGGATCACCACCGAGCGTCTCGGTTCGCTGCGTCGCCTCACCCGTCAACAGCTGCACCTTGTCCACCGCGATCCCGATGGCGGTCATGATCTTCACCTGCTCGCCGAACGTCGGCTGGTCCCGCTCCACCACGGCGATCTCCACCCGACCCGGGTGACCCCGGCCACCCGAGAGGGCTATCGGCTTCTGCTCGACGCAGGGGGCGAACAGCTGGACGCGCAACCGCTCCACGTCCCCCATCAGTGCTTCGGCCAGCCGCTCACGACGCTCCGCCATGGTGGCCCGCACGGCGGCTGCAGCCGCCGGGTTTTGGTTGCAACCCTCCACCCCGGCCCTGCTGGCCCACGACTTGAGGGTCCCGCGAGGGACGCCGGTCGCCTGCTCGGCGGCGGCGATGCCTTCGGTGGCGTACAGGCGGAGCGCCTCGGCCTTGACGGCGTCGTCGTACTTGGTGCGGGGCATCTCGGGCTTCGTTCTACTCGTCGGGGGTGTAGGAGGACTTGGACATGAGAATCAGGCGGGGTTCTCGACGGTCTCGCTGTCGCCGCAGCGGTCGCACCAGCGCGCCACCGCGTGGCCGTCCCACCTGCGAAGCTCGGTCCACTGGTGCCCCTCCTCCAGGCAGCGGAGCACGTCGAGCGGGTCGGGGGCCAGCGCCAGTCGAAGGGCCGCTGCCGCACGCTCGTCTGTCTCGGCGTCAGCTCCTGACCACACGTCGGTGAGCATGTCGGACCGCCACTGCACGTCCACCTCCGGGGCGCGATGCCGTTCCGTCTGTCCGATGCTCGCGAGGGCTGCATCCGGGGCCACCAACGAAACGAGACGGGCGAGCATCAGGCCACCTGCTCGAACAGCGACGGCTCAGGTGCAGATGCTCGGCGATGACCGAACTGTCGGGCCGTCTCTTCGACATGGCAGCGATGGCACAGCGTCTCAAGGCCGTCGAGATGATGGTGACAGCCGACGACTGCGTGCCTGCCGAGAATGGGGTTGATGTGGTTGACCTCCAACGACGACACCCGGAGGAACGCCCAGTAGGCCTCCCGTGCGCTCGGCGCCCATGTAGGCACCGGGCCGCAGACGAGACACAGCAGGTGGGCGAACTCCTCGCGGCGCTGACGTTCCTCCTGCGGGTCGTGGCCGCAACGGACGCACCGGTTGCCGTCGCGGCGCTTCGCCGCCTCACGGGCCTCGTTCCAACCGTGGTTCTCCCAGTAGGCCGTCGAGCACGCTGTGCTGCACCAGCGGCGGGCGCGCCCGGTGAGCTTCGCCCCGCACCAGTCACAGCCCTCCGGAGCGGCCATCGCAGCGGGACAACCCATGGGCCTACCGCTCCAGTGTCACGCCGTCGGGGGACACCAGCCGCCAACCCCCCGTCAGCAGGCCGTTCACCGCCGCCACCGCCGCGTGGTGCGTCGTCGTGGACAGCGCCTCGTAGGT